AGCCTACTATAATTACTCCTATATTACCACCTACCCCAGTTAGTGAAAAAGATAAGGCATTAAATGATCAAAGAATAGCATTTCAAAATGAATTAGACAAATTAAATAATTCTTATTTAATTGATAAAAAAGTTGGAAAGATTGTTGACAATCCTAAAACAGAAAATAAAAATGAATTAAATGAAGCATATGATAAAGAATTAACTAATCTTAATAAAAAAAATAATGATAAAATAGCAGAAATAGAAAAAAAATATTTAAATGCACCCCCAGCTAAACCAACAACAACAACTACAAATCCAAATAATTCCATAGTTCCTCCTGGAGGAGAACAAGGTATAAAAGATTTTCAAGATTGGTTAGATAAAAAAGGATATAAATGGACTGCTAAAAAAGGACAATTAAATAAAGGAAGTGGATATGGTAAATCTGGCCCTAGTACAGAAACAGCTTGGAAAACTTATGGAAGTGACTTTTTAAAAGAAAAATCCCCTACCATCCCACTAACCCCAGAAGAATTAGCAATTATTAATGACTTTACTCCTGTCCCCATATTACCATTAACTTCTAATTTTGGAAACATACCACTCCCTACTTTTCTAACATCTTCAGGTAACCCATCAATAACATACCAGGATCAAACTAATTATTCTGATGAATATTTAATTTCAGTATATAAACTTACTTCAAATTCAAACGCTCAAACTACAATAGCTAGTTCAAAATTGTCACCTACTACTATAGTTTTTTCAAGAAATAAAAATGAATTAAATGGAGTAGTTCCTAATGAAGGGTATGATAATACTAAAGATATTACAAATTTAAAAGATTTTATATCTCAAAATAAAATAAAAAAAATTACATGTGTTAATCTTTGGAGTTTTCCAAAAGAAAGTATTCCTACGGTTGCTTTAAAAGGAAAAGTAATTTCTGGTAATACTGGTGAGGGCCTTGGTAATGCTAAAGTTAAATTTAAACCATTAGTAAGTGCAGAAACTCGAGCAAGATTAGAACAATTTATAAATAATTCAGGAGTCGGAAGTGTAATAACTCAAGGACAACAAAGTATTAATGACATAGTTACATCATATAATAGTGTAACAGGCTCAATTCAATCACTTACCCCACAACAAAAAGCCACTACTTACAACTTAACCAACCCATTACAGACAGCTAAATTAAACTCTAACAATTCATTTAATAATGTAAGTTCTCCTATAACAAGTCGTCCTTCATCTTCATCCAATTAACATATTATGGGAAATATTAGAGCAAGTATTAATAGTAATTTTAGTAAACAATATTTTTATAAAAAAGAAATTGAATTTGATGTTATTGTATTAGATCCTACCAATGTAGATATAGATGGTGAAGAACAATATGTTCTTAAAGATATAACAACATATTATGCTATTACTAAAAACCCACCAAGGAAAAAAGTTCCACCAAGTGAAATTCCTAACCCAGAAGATGTAAGATGGTTACAAAATCCAATAACTGCTTCTGCTGATATAGGGTTTGTTGAAAAATATGTTCCATTTAAAGATTTTGAAACTTTTACAACGGATGAGGGTAGATTTGTTTTAAATACTGATCCTAGAGATTTAGTTCCAAGTTCATTTTCATTTTTAACTCCTAAAATTAAAATAAGTGCTTCTGGATATATAACTAAAAAAGTTGTTCCTTTAAAAGGGGATGGGTCTACTTTAGATGATTTAGGAAGAATTACTCTTATTGATAAAAAAACCGGATTAGACTTAGCTAAAATAGCAGCCCAGCAATCTTCTAATGCTGAAATAAATGCTAGTAAAGATAAAGATAATAAAAAAGACCCTCAAACAGAAATTTTAATTAAATCATATTCTAATCTTAAACAAAAATTAATTCCAACACTTTTAGATTTATTAGCAGAATTTGGTATGGCTAAAGCCCAAGAATTAGTAGCAAGTGGTCAGGCTGGAATTTTAGAATATTTTGATGATGAAAAAAACTTTTGCCCTTCACCTGAAGCACTTACTTCTTTATTAAAAAAGAAAAATAATTTAGTATCGGTATTAAATAATACTTTTACTTTAATTGATACATCTACCAAAATTTTAGGAATAACCGGAGGCGTTATTGAATTACTTAGTACTGCGTATCAAACTTTAAAACTTATACCATTACCTTCATCAACTGGTGTTCCTGGTGTTCCTGGTTTACCTGTAAGTCTTATAAATAACATTGAAGATTTTAAATTAAAATTTGATAAAACAATTGTAGATCTAAGAAAATTAAATAATGACATATCATCACTGTTAACATTAATTAGAGATATTATAGTTCAATGTATACAATATTTAAATCTTTTAGACCAAGCATTTGCTATTTGCTCCGATACCCCGGAGATTAATTCAAATTTACCTTCAACATTAAATATTTTAACTCAAACTTCAAATATTCAAAATACCCCTGTTATTGAAGTGAATGGATTTATAATGGATATAGAAACTGAAAATACAACTAATCCATTAAAACGTAAAAGAGCTTTAGCTAAAAATAAACAAGGTGTATCCCTTCTCCAAGGAGAGTGGTCTTTTAGTTCTATTAGTCAGATATTAATAGATGAACTTGTATTTTATATTCAACAGAATAATTTAAAAGCAGATTAACCCTATATTTATAAACATATGAAAAGTACAGATTTTAAAAAAATTATTAAAGAAGCAGTTAGAGAAGCAATTCAAGAAGAATTGAAAGAAATTTTACTTGAAGCAGTTAAAGCACCAAAACAAATAATTAGAGAAGCTTACAACCCACCTCCTCGCACCCCAGAACCATCTTTTACTCAACCAACAATGGATTTGAAATCAAAATACATGGATATATTAGGTGAAACAGCTTTAAGTTTTACATCAAATGATGTTCAACAACCTTTTAGACCCCAATCAGTTGATCCTATAAATGGAAGTTTAGGAGAAGGTGAAATAGGAATGGACCAAATAATGAAATTAATGAGTAAATAATGGCTTTTAACCCCCAACAAATATATCCTATTGATTTTAATAGCAGTGTTGCTGTTGGGGTAAACTTACCTCTTAATGGACCAGCTGTATTTATTTCAAATTATTTGACTAAAGATGCAATTAAAAATAATTTAATAAATTTTTTTCTTACTAACCCTGGAGAAAGACCATTAAATCCTAGTTTTGGTGGAGGATTAAGAGATTTTATTTTTGAACAAATAGCAGAAGATAATTTAATTAACCTTAAAGAAGATATTTCTTTTAAATTAGATACATATTTTCCAAATATTGCTGTTGAATCTTTAGATATTACTCCTCAAGATGATATAAACCAAATTACAGTTACAATGAAATATTCTGTAATAAACACAAATATAACTGATAATTTAGAAATCCAATTTACATAATGACCCCAACTAATAGAGACATAAAATATATTAATCGTGATTTTTCCGAATTAAGACAACGTTTAATAGAATATTCTAGAACCTACTTCCCAAACACATATAATGACTTTTCCCCATCTTCCCCAGGAATGATGTTTATGGAACAAGCTGCATATGTTGGGGATGTTTTAAGTTTCTATTTAGATAACCAGTTACAGGAAAATTTTATTCAATATGCTCAACAATATAATAATATATATGATTTATCTTATATGTTTGGGTATAAACCTAAAGTTACTACAGCTGCTCAAGTAACTATTGATTTTTATCAACAATTACCTGCAAAAACAGTTAGTGGAAGTGTTGTACCTGATTATGATTATGCTATGACGGTTAAAGAAAATACTCAAGTATCTACTCAAGACAACACAGCATTCATTGTTCAAGATAAAATAGATTTTTCTTTATCTAGTTCTCAAGATCCTACTGAAGTTTCCGTATACCAAGTAGCAGGGAATACCCCTCAATATTATCTTTTAAAAAAATCTAGACACGCTTTATCAGCTACAACAAATACTCAAACATTTACTTTTAATGATTTTCAACCATTTACTACTATTAATTTATCTGATAATAATATAATTAAAATTTTAGATATAACAGATTCTGATGGAAATGTATGGTATGAAGTTGATCATTTAGGGCAAGAAATGGTTTTAGATTCAATTAAAAATACAAATATAAATGATCCTAATAAAGTAGATAATGTACCTTATTTGCTAAAATTAAAAAAAGTTGCTAGAAGATTTGCTACTAGATTCACAACCCAAACCAATCTTCAAATCCAATTTGGAGCAGGATCACCAGATGATATAGATGAAGAAATAACTCCTAATGCTAATAATGTAGGTTTAGGGTTACCTTTTATTCAAGATAAACTAACTGCAGCATATTCCCCAGTTAATTTTCTTTATACAAATACTTATGGTATTTCCCCATCTAATACTACACTAACTGTAAGATATTTAGTAGGTGGAGGAGTTACTTCAAACGTGCAATCAAATACGTTAACTAATATTTCAACCGAAAATGTAGTATTTAATTTATTTAATTTAAATTCAACTACAGGTAATTATATTTTTAATTCATTAGCAGCAACAAACCCATTAGCAGCCTCAGGAGGAAAATCAGGAGATACTTTAGAAGAAATCCGTCAAAATACTTTATCGTTAGTTGCTTCTCAAAAACGTTCAGTTACAGCAGATGATTATTTAATTAGAGCTTTAAGTATGCCTTCTGACTATGGTGCAATAACAAAAGCATATATTGAACAACCTAAATTAACTGATAATCAAGTTTCAACAATTGAAACATTAAATTTATATGTTTTATCTCAAAACTTTAATGGACAATTAGATTATGCTAATTTAACTTTAAAAAATAATCTAAGAACTTATTTATCTCAATACAGAATGATTGGAGATAATATTGAAATTAGAGATGCATATATAATTAATATCGCAATAGATTTTTCTATTATTGTTTTACCTGAATTTAATAATAATGAAGTTTTATTATCTTGTATTACTGCATTAAAAAATTATTTTGATACATCTAAATGGCAAATCAACCAACCTATATTAATTAGAGATCTTTATGTATTATTAGATAAAATTAAAGGTGTTCAAACAGTAAAAAATGTTTCTTTAACTAATAAAGCAGGAACTATTCAAGGATATTCTCAATATGCTTATGATTTATCTTCTGCTACTCAAAATCAAGTAATTTATCCTTCATTAGATCCTAGTATTTTTGAATTAAGATACCCTAATACAGACATAAAAGGTAAAGTAGTTCCTTTATAACACCATATTTATAATAAAACACTATAAATGGCTGTTTATAAAATCTTCCCTACACAGGATACTACTTTATACTCTTCTTACCCATATATGAATACTGGGATGGATGCTATATGTGAAGTATCCAACCTTATAGATATTTCAGGAACTCCAGGAGTATCAAGATATTTAACTCAATTTGATAATGAAGAAATTCAAGATATAATTTTAAATAAAATTAATGGAGATTCTTATCAAATATATTTAAGAAATTTTATTGCAACAGCTCAAGGAATTGCAACAGATACTTCAATTGAAATATATCCTATTGCCCAACCTTGGAATAATGGCACAGGTCATTATTTAGATTCTCCTCAATCTGATGATGGAGCATCTTGGTATTTTTCTAATCTTTCAGGATCAGGACAATGGATCATTAGCGGTTCATATAATGGATACTCTATTACAGGTTCATACAATTCAAATTACGTTGGATCTGGCGGTGGAAATTGGTTTTCTAATAACTCTGGAAGTCTCTATGTAAGTGTAGGATATGTCATCCCAGGATACATAGCTTCTCCCTCAGCATTTAGTGGATCAACGGATATAACATTTGGTTTAAGAGATGTAAAAGATATTGAATTGGATGTTACTTCAATAGTAGATCTTTGGAATAATGCTACACTTCCTAATTATGGGTTTATTTGTAAACTTGAAAATCAATTTGAATTTATTTCTAATTTAAATAATCAACCTATTTTAAAATATTATAGTGTTGATACTAATACAATTTATCCCCCTCAATTAGAATTTAGATGGAGAGATTATTCTTCGATAGCTCTTTCCTCATCTTTAATAATAAACACCCCAGATTTAAAATTATCTTTATCTGAAAATCCAGAAGCATTTTATCCAGATAGTGTAAATAGATTTTATGTAAATGTAAGTCCTTTATATCCTGCTAGGGTATATCAAACATCATCATTATTTACTAATTTAAATTATTTGCCTACTTCTTCATACTATGCTGTAAAAGACTTGGCTACTAATGAATTTGTTATTAACTTCGATGAACAATATACTCAAATAAGTGCTAATACAAAAGGTAATTATTTTGACATTTATATGAGTGGACTAGAACCAGAAAGATATTATAAGATTTTAATCAAAACTTCAATTGATGGTTCTACATTAATATTTGATGATGATTATTATTTTAAAGTTATTAATTAATGAGTGAAAATATAAAATTTAATAAAATTTTTTATAGTAAAGATGATTACTCTAAAGTAATAAACACATCATTTACTCAATTAGGAATTCAAACACCTCAACAAGAAATACAACAACAAGTAACTATTGAAGAATTTTTTGATATTTATAATACTTTATTTTATATTATACCTGAATTTGGAAATTCTAACTCACATGAATTTTTAATTAAAAAAAGCAGTGAGTATATAAATTTTTCTTCCAATATGGAAGAAATTGTATTACTTCAAGAAGAAATAGCTCAATTAAGAATCGATTTATTAGATTCTCAAAAACAAGTTATTCAATTAGAAACAGGAGTTACTTCATCTATTTTTTAATAAATGGCAACCATAATAACCCAACTTAGTTCAGATATGTTTCAATTGCAAACATATCAAACCTCTCAGGTAAATTTAATACCTCAATTTTCTTTAGATACTTTTTTAAGTGTTAATAGTAAAATTGAATTTATAGTTTTAGACGTTAATAAAAACGTTCTTTCATCAACCTCCGACTTTAAAGATTACACTCTCCCAGAAACAGGAATAAATCAACCTGGAGCTATATCATCTATATTACTTGACCCTGAAAATGATCTTTTTACTAGAGGATATAATTTAGGACAATATATAGCATACTATAATTTTTTAGTTCCAAAAATAGGAACTTTACCAACTTCATTATTCATTAGTGAAATTAGCTCGAATAGAACTGAGATAAGATTAGATAGTACTGAATTAGATTTATTTAATATAATTGATCAAACATCTTTATTTGTTCAAGAAAGAGAAAATTCTCCCTATTTTATTGATTTTTATTTAGGATTTGGAGATAATCAATATATTTTAGCTAATAACATCTCATTAGATGATCAAGATATAAATAACCCAACTATATTAGTTAAATTATACGATCCATTACCTCTTAATTTTAACTTAAATGATACTTTATATATAACAACATTTTTAGAAGATCCGTTAGTATATCAAGTTGATTTTCAAGATGAACCAATTCAAGTAATAGATTATGTTAGTATAAGTGGTCCAAATTTTAATTTACCTTTAAAAGATCAAGTTAACAACTCTACCCAACCACTATCATTTTCAGATTTAACAACAACAACATTAACAAGTTCTATAAACCAATTAAATAGTTTACTTGAAGAAAATGAACTTGATATAAATGTAGATTACACTTCATTCCCTAATTTTATTCATTTTAGCTCAGCTCAAACCCGTTTAGAAAATTTTTATTATAAAATAGAGTTAATTGAAAGTTATTCTTCATCAATTGCTATATTAAACTCTACTATTTCTTCTACAACCGAAGTTAGTAGCAGTGCGGCTGTATATGAAGCTAAAATAGATAATATTATAACTAATTTTGATGGGTATGAATATTTTCTTTATTATGATAATAGTCCATATGCTTGGCCTAAAACTAATTCACAAAAACCATATGAATTAGCTAAAATAGGAAGTACAACAGTAAATAATTGGTTTGGAAGTACTAATGAATCTAGCCCAATTTATGGAGGAATTATCCTTTCAGCATCTGTTTACGATAATGATAATAAAGACAATTTACTCTTTTCTATCCCAGAATATTTAAGAGATGATTCAGACAACGAACCATATGAATTATTTGTTAGTATGGTTGCTCAACATTATGATAACATTTGGATATATTATAAAGATGTAACGAATAAATATGATGCTGATAATCGTTTACATTACGGAATTTCAAATGATATAGTAGCAGATGCTATTAGAGATTTTGGTGTTAAATTATACCAAAACAATTTTTCAAATGAAGATTTATACACAGCCTTTTTAGGTTTAACCCCAGAAGGTGGTTTATTTCCATTTCCAAACATTACCGGTTCACTCCCAACTCCTTCAGGATATGAATATGTTAACCTTTTAATTTCAGCATCTAATGATTATTTACCGTTAGACGATGTAAATAAATCGCTATATAAACGCATTTACCATAACATCCCATATCTCCTCAAGTCAAAAGGTACATTACCTGGTCTGCGCGCTCTTATCACTTCGTATGGTATTCCTGATACTATATTAAGAATTAATGAGTTTGGAGGAAAAGATAAAATTAATTCAAAT